CCCCAACCAAAAGCCCCTAATTGTTCTGCAGGTCCTACACGATAGTATCTAAAATATGTAATACCTCCAGAAGTAGATGCTCCAGAACCTGTTTCATTACTAGGCATTGTAATTGTAAAACTGTTAACATTTATAACAGAGGTAACCATAAATTTTTTTTCTGCAAAATCAGAAGCTCCAAAATTAGAATTTGTAATTGTTGAAAAAGTACCAGCTTCTCCAAATAAAATTATATCACCGGGTTGAAACCCATGTGAGTTTGATGCTATTGTTACTGTAGGAGATCCATTAGTCGTGCTAAATGCATTTGTAATTGCTGTTCCTGATGGATTAACTAAAGGATGTATATCGTAATATACACCTCCAGAATAAACATATAAAATTCTGTTGGTCCCTATAGCTGCAAATTTAATAGAAGCTTGATTAACAAAATGATGCAATCCTCGTGCAGCACCTGTTAATTTATCTTGTCCTAATTGTGACCAACCACCTATTTTTTCAGGTGTACCATATCTAAAACGTACGTTCTCCCCATCTGTCCACTGAGATTCAGCGCCTGTTGGAGTAACTTGTTTATTGAATCCTGGTAAAAAACCTAATTTTTGTAACATATAAAACCTTTGAAATAACTAATTTATGTTATATATTAATTTTTAAAAGAATGAAAGTAGCATAATAATGGACTATTTAGAAGCAATAGTAGAAATAAAAAATGTAGTAGAGCCTTCTTTCAGTAAAAAAATAATCGATCTTACTGGTTATAAAGCTGGAAATAATTTAGCTATCACTAATGCTGTTGATACAAATGTTAGAAATGTAAAGGGTTATCACTTAAATTTAAACACTCCCACCAACATGTTTTATTGGAATTATATAAAAAAAGAAATTGAACGACTGTATATTTTTTATAGGGTTAAATTTCCTATGATAAATAATTTAAAAATAAATCAAATAGATTTATTAAAATATTCTGTAGGAGGCAAATACGAAGTCCACACTGATTACCATACCAATTCTCCAAGATCATTAAGTGTTATTATTAATTTAAATAATGACTATGAAGGAGGAGATTTAATTTTTACCGATCAAGGAAAACAAGAAGTAAAAAAAATAAAACTTACAGAAAGATCAATTGTATTTTTTCCTAGTAATTTTATGTATCCCCACAGTATTGAACCTATCACAAAAGGAACTAGATATAGTATAGTAGCATGGCTTCAATAATTAAAAAATTTTTTTCACCGGAAGAACTAAAAATACTTCAAAAATATTGTTACAATAAATTAGATGAAAACAAGGATTACACTATTGATCCTCAATCATTTTCTCCTGCTTGGTACAATGACTGTTTAATGTCTTCTTTTCTTGAGACTAAACTACACATGGTAGAAAAACATTCTTGCTTTGATCTTTTTCCTACGTACGCTTATTGGAGATATTATATATTTGGTGCTACTCTAACTAAACACACAGACAGACCTGCTTGTGAAATATCTGTTACAGCCTGTATAAAAAAATATGACAAGTGGCCAATTGTTATAAATAAAAAATCTATAGAAATAGAAGAAGGTGATGCAGTTTTATATAACGGATGTAAAGAAGAACATTTTAGACCTTCTATGTATAAAGGTGAAGGTATGGCTCAAGTATTTTTTCACTATGTAAATAAAAACGGTCCTAACTCTAGGTATGCTTATGATAAAAATAATTAATAATGTTTTAACATTAGAAGATAGTTTTCATTTATACGAAGGTCTTATTAAACAAAACATGTGGAATCTATCAAAAGGATCAGAAGGTAAATTAGGAGGAAGGTTTCCAGGTGTTTCTTTTATAGAAGAAGGACAAATTGTGAGTAACGATGGTTATTGGGTAGGTTATTTTAATTGTTTGTTTGATAGAATAAATCAAAAATTAAATGAACAACATAATTTTAAATTAAAAAGAAACATACAGAGCATAGCCTTAAATGCTCAAAACGAAAACCATTATACAGAATTTCATCAAGACACTAATTTAGATGCATTTAGTATTGTAGGTTTTTTAACACCTCAATGGGCAGAAGAATGGGGTGGAGAATTAAACATAGAGGGTAAGATTATAAAATATAATCCAGGCGATTTTATTTTATTTGATTCAAACCAATTACACAAATCTGAACAAATTAAAAAAATACCTTATTGGAGAACATCTGTTAGCTATGTTGTTAGAAAATCATTATGATTAAAATCGTTGATAATTTTTTAGAAAAAAGTTTATTTGATAAACTACAAAATTTTTCTAAACAAGGTTTACAGTTTGATCCTTCTTATAATGGTCATGGTGAATACTATGGTCTTCGATGTAATATAGATAAAGATGAAGAGTTAATTAATGTTTTTAAAGATACATCTAAAGAAAAATTTAAAATACAGATAGATGATATAAGTGAAGACAGCTCAATAGATATAAGAGATTTAACTAATTTTATTCCACACGTAGATCCACAATCAAAATTAAATTTATTTTTAATGATTTATGGAGATAAAGCTGCAAACAATGGTATCGTATTTTATGATGAAAAAGAAATAGATATTCATGTTGGTTTTCGAGAAAACAGAGCTGTTTTATTTTCTTCTAACATAACTCATAGTCCTAATGTTTTTAAAGATAAAACAATTAAAAGAATAACCTCAACCATATTTATAAAAGAATATAAATATATTTAAATTTTTAACGTTACTAATCTTTCTGCAATTTTGTAAGCTGTGATAGCTTCGGGTGACGTAGTAGTACTAGGACTACAACACATAAAAATTTTATCAAACTTTTTTTGTTTTATATAATTGATGTTGTGATCAAAAGTATACGATTTTAAATTATCAAATTCTTTGTATTGCATGTAGTATTTATGTTCAGAGGTAGGGTTAGAAATCCACGTGTAATTAATTTTATTTTTAAATACATTACAAGCGTGAAATAACCAATTTCCTTCGTTTAAAACATTCATTTCTCTATAACAAAAGTCATGGTGGTGATCTATATTAATTATATTGTACTCATCATATCCATGACTAATAAGTGGAAATATTTTTTCATGCATATAAGCCAGGGTTATATCTTTATGATCGTATATCAAAGGTATTAAAAAAGTTAATAACTCTTCCTGTTGTCTTGAGTTTTCAATCCAATCAAAATCTACAGATAAAATATCTAATTTTTTATCTGTCATAAAATATTCCATAAGAAGTTAAAAATCTTGGAGTAAGACCTATTACTGAATGAAAAACTTCTTTTTCAATATAGATCATATCGTTTTGTTTCATATCAAAAACGTAACTCATCTCTCCTGTAACCACATTAATAATAGCCTCACCTTGTTGAATATGTAGAATAGTAGATTCTGTATCTTTATGTAATTTAAAACCACCTGCACTATTCACATAACAACCATATAAGTCAACTTCATGATGTTGCTTTGGAAATAAATTTTTTAGAGCTTCTTGAATTGGTAAAAGTTTTGGTAAATTAATTCTTTTAGCTTGATAGTTAAGTGCATTACTATGACCAGGAACATAACCCTCTCTCTCAAGAGAAGTTATCATTTCACCATTAATAAGAGTTTTGTTAACTGTTTTTACTATTTCTTCCCAGCTTAATATTATATCAAAATCATGTTCTACTCTTACTGCAGGCATATTACATAAAGGTATATTTTTTAAAGGTGTTTTTAACTTTTGAAAATTTCTATCTACTATCATTTAAAAAGTCATCCATGATGTTAATATATATTTTTCTTCTTTTAAAGGAGGGTTTCCTCTATGAACATATGGAAAAGCAGCTGGCCACATAACAATTCTACCTTTCTTAGGTTTTACTCTCATAGATTGATTTAAAAATTCTGTTTCACCACCTTCTTTAATATCATTTAAATAGATAAGCCATGCTAGAGTTCTACAAGAATTGTCAAATCCCTTATTGTGTTCTATGTGCCAAACATGATAACCACCTGTAGGAGCAGTTTTTTGAATTTTCATCGTGGTATATTTAAAATCATCCTCTCCATAAACTTCTTTTATACCTGTTTCATTTTCGTAATGTTTTAATGCTTGATCAAAATTAAAAACTAAAGGTTTTATAGTTTCAACCCACACATCTGTATTACCTTGATTTGCAAAATACTGAGTATCTTTCTTATTAAACACTGGAGCACTTTCAAAAGTTTGTCTGCTTATGGCTCTATTAAAATTATTTTGTTCTTCAAAAAAAGTTATAGCTTGGTTACAATCAATATCGCTAATATAATTGTCGTACACTCCTATAAAATTCTTAATCGAATTTTTTCTTTCTATCATTTGATAGAGATATTATATGATATTATAAATATGTCTAGTAAGAACTATAAGAAGTAGGTCTTGCACCTAATCTAGAAATTTTTTCAGCTTCGGTTTCTGTTGAAGTTACATTACCATCCGCATCTCTTGTTCCTTCATTATCTTGATCCCAAACAGCTTGAAGATTATTTAAATGAACCGCATCCCATTTGTCTACAAATTGACTTCTAAACTCACCTAGTTCAGCGCTTGTCCAAGTAGCATGAGGTGTATCATCTCTATACTCAACACTATCATTATAATCATGATCATCATCTTTATATTGAATAGCCCAAATATTTGACCATTTAGAATTATTCCAAAAAGAATCATCATCAATAATGTATCCTATTGGTTGACCATCATCTGTTACTGATTGATTAAGAATTTTTTTATCATCAAATATTACTGTCCAGTTTGCGTTAGTTGCCATTTTTTCTCCTAAGTTTTAATTACGTATATAAGTGTTAAATAAGGTTGCAGAACAGAAGGGTTAACAGTTGTTCCTGAAAAACTACTTGATCCACTTCCTGAAAAGGTAGCTGACATATTGTGTGAGTGACCAGTACCTGAACCGGTGCTTCCACCAGTAAAGTTTGCTCTACTTTGGTCTGCATCTCTTCTAGGTGCGTTGTTACCACCACTAAAAGCAGCTACAGCATAAAAAGTGTGAGTATGCGACGCTAGTTGAGCAGTTGATAAACTTGCATTAGCTGTTGAACCACCTACGTTTCCAGTTACGTTAGTTGATACGTTTCCTGCAGGTGCGACTGGAGTAGTATTTGCTCCACCAGTTGAAGCTAAAGCTTTTCCTGGAGATTTACCTACAGCCACGTTATCTGCTAAATTAGGTACATTAAAAGTAGATGAACCATCGCCACCACCATAAGTAGAAGCTACGATTGCAAATAAATCAGAGTAAGTAGATCTTGAAACTGCTTGACCATTACATTCTAGAAAACCTGTTGGCACTGACGCAGCAGACCACGGCACAATAGTAGCCGTAGGAATTCCTTCGATACCAGTAAGGTCTGCTCCTGAAAAATTGTATTTTGTTGCTTCGTAATTTGCCATATTCTATTTCTCCGTATATGTCCAACCCACATTTGAACCAGAGTAAACCAATCCAAATGCTGCACCCTCAGTATTAACTACTAAGTCTGCTGCTGCGTTAGTTATTTTAGAACTATTTCTTCCAACAGTCAATGCGTTGGTATCAAAAGTATATCTTGAGTCTACAAAATTTACGATATCACCTACTGCAGGTGATGCCGGAAGTGTCACTGTAACTGCTGCACCATTTGTGTCTACAAAAAGTTGAGCACCTGATTGAACTGTTTCTGCTGCGGTTATAGTTCTCCAGTTTCTAGTTTCTAAATCTTTAACCATGTTAGTTCCATCAGCGTGACAGATATAATTATTGCCTTCACATAATAAAAAACCAGCAGCACTTGTAACTTTAAAAGTTAAAGTATACCCAGCGTGATTAGTTCCATCTATTATATTAAATACTTTTTCTATACTTGCTGGAAAATTTACTATTCTGTTTCCGGCAAGAGTTCCAGTAAACTTTAAAGTCATGTTTCTTGCGTTTGAAACGGTAGCATCAGTCATAACAAGAGTAACATCTCCAGATGCAACATCTATTGCTTGAAAACCTGCAACAGATTGTTGAACAAGGTTTAAATTATTGTTTGTTTTTGTGCCCCATGTACCAGCGTTTTCACCGGTTGCCATTAGCTCTAATTTTAAATCTGAAGAAAAACTTGATGCCATTATTTATATTCCTTATTTTTGTTATTTATATTGTTTATTTAGTTTTAAGTCAAACATAATTATGCAGGGGTTTTAATTGTGTATCCTGTGCTAGTTTTAGGTGTTTTAGTTGTATATCCTGTGCTAGTTTTAGGTATTAGTTTTCCATAATATTTAAGAATTAATCCTGAAGCATTAACACTAGAAGTTGCTTGTACTCCTGTTAGTCCCACAACATCTGCAGGTGTAATAGATCCTGTACTTGCAGTTGATGAAACCCCTGTTAATGGAACTCCTATTGCAGAAGTAATAGATCCAACACTAGATGTTAACGACACCCCTGTTGGTGTAAATATTTGAGTTTCAGTAATAGCGATATCTCCAACACTAGATGTTGATAACACTCCTGTTATTCCCATGACATCAGCTGGAGAAATACTTCCTACACTAGATGTTGCTGACAACCCTGTTAATCCCATAACATCAGCTGGAGAAATACTTCCTACACTAGATGTTGCACTGACACCTGTTATGACAGGTGTAGAATCTATAACAAAACCTAAAGAACCAACACTAGATGTTGCATTCACTCCTGTTGGAGATACTACAGATGTTAAATCAAAACCTAAAGAACCAACACTAGATGTTACACTTACCCCTGCTGGTTGTTCTAATTTATTAAAGGAGTCTCCATAAGGTTCTTCACCCCAACCATTTCTACCCCAACCAACTAATGTACCTGCATTATCAAAACTTCCAAGTTCTGTTGTTGCTTGCACTCCTGTTGTTGCTGCGATAGTATTTAAATCAGTAGTTGGTGATCCTACTGAAGATGTAGCATTTACTCCTGTTAATTCTGCAACAATAAATTGCGCGGCTACAACACTTCCAACACTAGAAGTTGTGCTTAGGCCAGACAACTCAACAGAGTATTCTACACCCCAACCAGAATTACCAAATTCTTGTCTACCCCAACCATCTATATTAGCTGCTGTTACAGAACCAAGAGCAGTGGTTAATTGAGATGGCGCTGTTAAAGATACAAAAGAAGTTAAATCAAGATTTGGAGAACCTACTGAAGACGTAGTGGGAAGTCCTGTTAGCGGAACAGTAATGCTTGGTGCAGCTACAACACTGCCTACACTTGAAGTTGAAGATACTCCCGTCGGAGTAAAAACTACAGGACCTTGATCGCCCCATTCGTTTTGCCCCCAGACCCCTGCGCTCCAAGTTGTAGCCATAAGGAGTTACTCCTTATGCTATACGAAGGATTGCGTTAGATGCGTCTGCTGCTGGAAATTGAATTGTGAAAGTTCCACTTGATACAGTTTTATCTCCACCAAATGCGATTGCACAAACTGCTCTATCAGCGTTTGTATCATTATAAATTAAACAACCGTTTGCTGTAAATGAAGCAGAAGTAAAACTAACATCTGCAAAGTCACAACAAGCTGTATCTGTTGACAAAGCTGGAGTTACACTTGTAAGTGTTGCACCACCTGCCGAATAAGCTGAACCTGATGTGTTAGATATTTCATTTGTTGCACTGTAAGCTGTTGTTGATTTATTTAAAGTAGCACTACTTGTGTATAGAGCTAGTTTAAATGTGTTTCCAGACGATGCTGTAAAATTATGTAGAGCCTGTAAAACTTCCGCTTTAAA